ACAGTGTCTAGCGTGGCTTAAGTTTCACCCTGAAGCCTCGCCGGTATTGTTCATTGTAAAATCCGGTATTAAGTTTCAGTGGTGGAAAGAAATCGACCGGGTTCTCGGTGAACAGCGCATGGCGCAGGTAATACAATCGTCGCGCGATTATCTACTGCGCGGGTTCAAATCGTATATCATCGGCTACGATATGCTGATACCCAAGTCGCGCACGAATAGCAAGACTGGCAAGGTGTCAAATTCAGGATTTGACATTGAGAAGTTCAAGGAGATTGGCATTAAAACGGTAGTTTTGGATGAATGCCAGCTAATCAAAAATCCTGATAGCGCGCGCACACAGATGGTTCGCCGTATCGTGAAAAACGCGCTGCACGTTATCCCGCTGTCAGGAACACCGTGGAAAAATCGCGGTAACGAGTTTTTCCCCGTTCTCAATATGCTCGACCCTACACGATTCAGCACGTATCAGGGATTTATCAACCGTTGGGTGGAGTTTTACTGGGACGGCGACAAGCGCAAGATGGGCGGGATTAATAATCCCAAGCGTTTCAAGGAACATACAGCGGATATGCTAATCCGCAGAGAGCGCAGCGAAGTTATGAAAGAACTGCCGCTCATACAGCGCAACGCATTCTACTGCAACATGGACGAAGATACGCAGAAGGCGTATAACACCGAGGTTCTGGATTTTGTTAAATTCTGGAACACAATGACAATCGGTGGTGATGAGGATAGTTTTGAATCGCAGCAAAACGTTCTCGCGCGTCTGTCACGTATGCGCCACCTGACCGGCCTAGCGAAAATCCCCGGCACCGTGGAGTTTGTAAAAGAATTCCTCGAAGAAACGGAACGTAAACTCGTGGTATTCGTACACCACGTAGATGTTGGTCAGATTATTTTCGACCAAGTATCTAAGGTGTGCGCCGAGTTGAACGTCGCGCAGCCGTTGAAAATCACGTCTAGCATGGACGCAGCCGCGCGTCAGGATGCACAGGACAAATTCAATAGTCCAAACTACCGCATTATGATAGCTAGCACGTTAGCCGCAGGCGAGGGATTGAACCTGCAAACGTGCAGCGATTGTATTCTCCACGAACGCCAGTGGAACCCCGCGAACGAAGAACAGGCTGAGGGACGTTTTATTCGTATCGGTCAAACAGCTACATCGGTGACTGGTACGTATATGCTAGCTGAGGGCAGCATTGATTCGTTCTTTCACAACATCGTCGAGCAGAAACGTGCACAGTTTCACGCAGCTATGAATAAGGGCGTGGCTGTGGGCTGGAAACAAATTAACCTCGTTAAAGACTTGGCGCAGGCCATTGTGGACAGCGCGAAAGGACTTAAATAATGTACGACGATATTGGATACTACGGACAAGATAGCCCATTCTGGGCATACAACCAGCCCGGCTGGAAACCTCGTTGTGTGCGCTGCTCGAAGCGCACCGATACGTGCAAAAAATTCAATAGCGAAGACCTCGGTTCATTCGCTGGCGAATGGATTTGTGCAGATTGCAAGACGCCCACGGATACGTTCACGCCATACGAACGTATATTCGAGAACAAGAAGTAGCTATGTGGGGGACGTAAAAATCCCCCACATAAATTTTTCTACAGAGTCTTTCACAGAGCGGCGAAACGTTAGAAGGAGAATTTACAATGCAAATCAAGGTAATGCCGTTTCTCTCTAAGAAGGGAAACCGTGTAGCGAAGGGTGCTATCGAATTTGATGGCGCGTTCGACCCGCAGAATAACGTTCTGGCGGGTTTTCAATTCGTAGGTTTCACAATCTGCGATGATAAGGAAAAAGGTCTATTCGTACTTTTTCCATCTTCAACGGTGACGCGCGAAGGCAACACCAAGCCATACTTTTTCTTGCGACCGTCCGAAGATAAGATGTTGGACCGTCTGCAAGATGCAATTCTCGATGTGTACGAGTCGATGATTGCACACAGCACGAGCAGCATTAACCGTCCACGCATGAATGCGCCAGCGGTTGTGGCAGCAAAGGTAGATGAATAATGAATATGATTATTCGATACGTGGGTAATATACTTCTCGTCGGATTGTGGCTGTTCACTATCGGTGCTATCATTTTCTTGATTGGAGGGTAGCATGGGAGACTTCAACGTGGCATTAGAACACTTTAAAAACGAGCTATCCAAGAATATCTATGGCATGTCGAAAAGCGAAGCCATAACCAAGAATATCTGTGTGAGCTGCAAGCAGCCGCCCACATTCTATAGTGATGCTGGCAAGGCTGAATATAAGATATCCGGCCTGTGCGAGCCGTGCTGGGATAAAATCTTCAGCGAAGGTGAGAAGTGAGGCTGAATTTTCATATGTGCGAATGCGAACACGTCGCACACGGTAAATGCTGTGGCAAACGTGCCACGACGCGCGTCTACACCGACTACGGTCTGTACGTAGTATGCGCGAAATGCGCTGAAACTTGTTTGAAAGGATACGAGAAGGTACACAAATGAAAGACTATAACACCACATACAACACCAACCAATCCATCCTAACTGCCGAAAAGAACATCGAACGCCTGCACGCCGTCAACGAGCAGCTAGGAAAAGAGCTAGAAGTATTTGATAAGCTGAATACTTCGCTCGACGAAACTGCAAAGATTATGATGCCAACTCTGCGCGAATACGTAGAGGGAGTGCGCGGTCTGCGCATGGCATTCTCCACGGAAGTAAAGCATATCATCGACTCGTCAATGGAGTTGAATAAGCTAGGAAAAGATGTGGAGAAGCTAAAAGAATTAGCTGCTCTCGTCACCATGCTCTCAGATATTCTCGGCAAGGGCCACCTTAACGAGAGAATTAAGGAGATTTTCAATGTCTGAATCTATCGTGCTCACTGTGAAGGAAGCGAAGAAGCTGTACGAATCAGCTATCGAAGAATTCGCTACTGGTGACATATCTCTACATGACTTCGTGTACTTTGCGAAGAAGTATATCGACGCGTTGGAGAAAATCAACGCTGAATACGCGCATGTCATCGGAAGGACGATGGGATAATGGAAGTTTACATCCCTAAGAAGAACGTCATACTAGACGCGACGGTTCTAAGCACTCTCATGAGTTGTGCGCGTCTAGCCGACTTCAGATTTAATCATCATCTACAATCTATCGGTGGCAAATCACCATCGTTAGAGATGGGTTCACTCGTTCATGTGATACTCGAATACTACAATAAAGGCGTGATTGGTGGAAAGAGCAAATCCAATGCGCAAATAGATGGTTTTGCAGAGGGCCGCAAATACGTCGCTGAAATGTCGAACAGCGATGACAAAGACGTTGAAACAGTATTCAATACGATGGAACAGTATTTTGAATACTATAAGAACGACTACTGGATACCAATATTCGCAGAGCATGTGATACAAGACGTTATCTACGAGGATGACGAAATCCGTATCATGTGGAAAGCGAAGCTGGATTTAGCTGTAGATACCAACCAAGGTATCTTTCCAGTAGACCACAAATCCATGAAGCAGCGTAGGGATTCTACCACGCTGAACAATCAATTCTCAGGTCAATGCTTCTTGATGAAAACCAGACAGGTTATCATTAATAAGATTGGCTTTCAGACAAGCCTGAAGGTGAACGAAAAATTCACCCGTCCAGTTCTGTCGTATAGCGCGGACAGACTGATAGAATGGTCACAGATTATCGTACCATTCTGGGCCAAGCAACTTCTGGCCTATAACGAGATAGGCTATTGGCCCCCTAACTATACCCACTGTGAAAACAAGTATGGCTTCTGTCAGTTTCGCGGAGTATGTGAAGCTAATAGTGGGATGCGCGAAGAAGAAATTCGCCTGAACTTCGTAAAGGGCGAGCCGTGGGACGTAGCGAACACGCGGGTACACAATGACTGAATTGAACGACGAACGTGCGCGCGATTTAACCCTCGCATTAAGCGGGATAGATGCGTTGATGAAAACGTTCTTTCCGCACATAGAATTCTTTGTAGTTATGTCAAATAAGGACGCTACGATATATTCGGGAAACGGCTGCCCAATGTGCGCGGTCGAAATAATCGCAGACTGGGCGGAGGCGAACGATATTCAGCACGATGCTGAACGAGAGAAGCAGAACAATTCAACGGTGAATTAATATGTCTAGTCAGAAACACGTACACAGATACGAGCGCGTCGTACTCGGCAAGAAGGGCTACACGGTCTTTAGATGTAATCTGCCTGATTGTAGCCATTATATTCGTAAGGAACTCGCACGCGGAAAGTTGACTCTCTGTAATCGTTGCGGCGTTACCATGATTCTGGATACGCGCGCTATGCAGCTCGAAAAGCCGCATTGTGTGGATTGTATTCAGGTCAAGAAAAAGGAAGGCCACGATGAAATTCTTGAGTTTATTGAAGCTGTTGAGGGAGAATCTAAAACAAAGGTATCTTGAGCTTTTCTATAGTGAAAAGTTCATTTACGTAAAACTAAAAAAATGCGATTTCAAAGACGAATAGAAGGTGGTAGAGAATCATTAGGGAGCACCGTGCTACCCAAAATACGTGCGCGCGTAGCTGCATTAGCGCACAAACATAACGTTAGCAAATCATTCGTTATCGCCACTATCCTAGCGGAAGCGTTAGGAATAACCGAGCAGGAGAAGTATTATGCATTGGACTCAAAGACCAGAAAACAAAGAAAAGCTTCATAAGATGCACATGAAGGCTAACAAAACGATAGCTAAGGCTAAAAAGACAGACAAGCTAATCGCAGCTAAAAAGAAACACGCGATAGCCGTTAAGCCGAAAAATGATGCGCGTGAGATGCTGATGCGCGCGCTCAAGAACGGCAGAAACGTGTACGAAATCATCGGGAGGATTCTACTCGATGGCTAATATGTCTGCGGCGAAGATAGGCTCACAATTCAATATGTTTGTGGGCACACCGGGGACGCGCAAATCTACACAGGCGCTATCATACCCTACACCTCAGTATTGGTTTAGTTGGGACCAGAAGATGAATAGTCTCCTGCTACCAATGCGTAAATGGGGTATCAACCCTTCTGATATCAACTACGATGACCTAAAGAATTATGATGAAGCAAGAAAGAAGCTAGAACTCATGGCTTCAAACTGCCCATATAAAACTATCATCGTAGATAGCATCACAACTGGTGCAAATTCTATCTTGAAGCAAACACTAGATTTGAAGCGCGGTGGAACGCGCAAATCTGGTCAAGCCGCTGGAAAGCTAATCGCTAACATAGCGGTGAATGAGATAGAAGATTATAACGCAGAGGCATCTGCTCTATTAGAGATGGTAGCTCTGCTGAAGGATATCAGGACGTTCCATAACGTCAATGTTATTCTAATAGCGCATTTGATTCAGGCCGAGTATAAAACTGGACCGAACGCGCCTTCAAATATCGTGCGCACAATTGTTACAAGCGGTAAACGTGTCGCACCGATGATACCTGCCTACTGTGAAGAAGTTTATCATTTCTTCTTAAAGAAAAGTTTCGATGCCGACGGTCCCGGCCAATATGCTTTGCTAACATCTTCTACTACAAACGATTTTGCGCGTACTCAACTAGAGCTACCCGCAGAGATAATATTCAACGATGACCCAATATATTCGCGCTATATCCGACCCGCAATCGACAAACTCAACACCAACACACAGGAACCTACAACCAAATGAGTCCTATCGTTACGTTCGACTCCGATGATATTCTTCGCAATAAAATCGTCACACCGGGCTGGTACGTCGTTCGTGTAGACCGCGTTCTCACGAAGCCAGCGAAGGGTGACAATCCTGATACCACGACAATCTGGCCCATCGAGGGAAAGATTATCAAGAACGCGGAAAACGGCAGCACAGAATTTGCTGGCGTTCCTACACCCGCAGGCTGGAACTTCAATGATAATCCCCGCGCGAAGGGATTTATGATTGGATTCTTTGAATCTCTCGGCCATCACGTCGAGCCGGGACAGCGTGTTGATTTGGCAGCAGCAGAGGGAAAGATGCTGTCCGTATTTATTGAGAACCAGGAATACGAGGGACGTATCACCAACCGCATTAACCACAAGTATCGCACGTATAACGGCGACTAATGATAACTGATAACGATTTGAATAGCTGGTTCACATATCACGCTCCGTCTGAAGAACAGCGTGATAGATATGAAGCCATACGTATGGCTGCCAGAACAATGGCCCAGATAATTATTATACATACACCATCTAGCCCAGACCAAACTGCTGCTATTAGGAAGTTGCGCGAATGCGTAATGACCGCGAACGCAGCCATCGCGTGTGAGGAGTAGAATGAAGTATTATCTCGACGGGGATTCTGAAAGCTCTGAAAAAGAGCCAGAAGATACTGATGACGATATCGACACCACCGACGACACTGATGAAAAATCAGACGACGATGATGCTGAAGAAGATGTTGATGTAGAAAAAGACGATAAAGACTGAGATTCATCTGGTCGGATAAATAGCTTCTGTTAGCAG